GAAAGATTATTTACATTAATACCAGTTGTTTTGGCAACTAAACTGTTTACATCTAATCCTTGAACATTAAGTCCAGCATCAGATAACATTCCATTTAAATTAAATCCACCTGCAGCAGTGTTACCAAGAATTCCATCTATTGGTAAATCAAGACCAATTGAGTTCGTTAATTCAGTTATCTGTCCTTGTAGTTCAGTTATATTTCCAACTAGATCTGGACCAAGATTTCCAAGACCAGAGATACCCATATCTCCAAGTAAACCGCCAAGATCACCAAGACCACCAAGATCACCTAATCCCAAATCAGACAAACTTCCAAGACCAAGATCAGCAAGACCACCAAAATCTAAACCAAGACTAGTCAAATCACTCAAAGAACCGAGATCTGCTAAACCACCACCCAATAAGTCGCCGAAACCACCACCAAGCACATCACCAAAACCACCACCAAGAATATCACTACCTGCAACTGCACCAATTACATCACCAACAAGACTATCCCCAGCAGATTCAGTTGGTTTAGATTTTACAGAATCATCTTTTGGTAATAACTTCTGAACACCAGTATAGTCTGTACCTTTATCATATTTGTCGCCACTTGCAATTGCTGTTGTTGCTGGTGGAGCCTGAGGATTGTTTCTAAACTCCCATTCAGAAATCAAGTTCTCTTTAATGGTATCCCATGATGTTTTAACTCTATTACCATTTTTGTAATAAGTTCCTGTTTCACCACCATAAGGAAATTTAAGATTAAATGGATCTTCAATAGAAGCAAATTCAGCAGCAAGTGCTTTACCAGCTTCTTTTAAAAGTGTTTCATTATTTTTGTTTGGATTGCGATAGTAAGCAAGCAATCTTGGACGTTTACGTGCAACCAAATATTCTTGACAGATAAGATCTTGTGTGTATGGAGAAAATCTTTGGTTTACATCAATATTAAGTTTTTGACACGCATCTTTTAATGTTGACGGTATACATTGGTATTTACCAACAGCAAACAACCTATTAGGATCTCCTGGTTGAAGAGATTGTTTGTCCATAATCTCTTTGATAGTCATATCTGTCAAAGATAGTTTCTGACCACCAGTAGAACCAGTACCTTTTGGTGCTCCACTACCTCTATTAAATGCATCATATCCTGCAGAACCAGATTCACCACCAGCAATTAGTTTTGCAAGTGGACCAACAATCTCGTCTGGTTTTGAAATAGTACCATCTTGTAAATTAGTGGGTTGTTTTCCACCAGTTGCTTCAGGATCTCCTGGACTCTGATTAACAGTTCCATCAGGACTTACGCTATCAACTTGAATCGTTTTAGAATCATCTTTGGCATTTGCAATTTGAGAAATACCACCAAGAGTACCCATCATAATAGGCATCTGTTGGTCTGGATCCATAAACATAATAAGAACCCAAGATCCTTCGACTGGACCAATTGGTGCAGTACCAATTCCAGAAACACCAGCAGATGTAATAGGAGTTACTGGGAATGCCCATGGTAAATCAGCAGTTGGTAGTATTGTTTTATCTTCTGTATGAAGACCAACAATACGTACTTGACAACGACCTAGTTTTAATGGGTCATTTCTATCTTCTACGCAACCTGTATAAAATTTGTTCATGATACGTTATTTAAATCAACAATTAATGAATCTTTAATTAGGGTCATATGGCACTCGTGTTTTTCTACATCTATAACATGATTGATTGCAGATATCAAATAATTACCACTGATAAGTCCATCTAAAATCTTTTCTGGAGAACTTTCAGTGTCGTTCTTTTCAATTGGTGCTGCTTTAAATTTTACAACTTTAACAACAAGACCAACTGTGTAATCTGTTCTTCCACAAACAACAATTTGAATTTTATTGGCTTCTGCTTGTTTTAATCTGGAAATACGTTTTTGTCTATTCTTTATGTTTGACACATCTTCATAATCTGTAAACAATCCAACTTCAATAGTGTCATTAAACATCGATGCTCTGTATGTTGAAAATAATTTATTAGATGCTACAGGAAATTTATTAAGTCGTGTTTCCTTGGTATCATCACCCCATTTATCAAATAATGAAAACTTTTGATTAAAATATTCTTTAGTACCGAGATCGCTATACAATAAAGTCGACCCATAAACTCCAGAAGTTGCTTTATCCATATAATCATAACTTACTGGGATAGTTAACTCAGTTATTTTTCTAAAATCTAAATTTATATCTCTTGCAGAACCACCATCTGGTGTTATAATTTGATGCACGTCATATTGTTGAAATGTTTGAAATGGTCGTTGACTATTTAAAGTGTCGAGAGAAATAAAGTTGAACCCATTTCTATTTTCATAAAAAACATATGTGGGAGATTCATTTTCATTTAATGCATGATCCACAATGTAATTTATATTGCGGATTGGAGACCAAAAATTAGAAACATATTTTGTTTTATTACTTGTCTCTTCGATAAAAACTTTTTTCTTTGTATATAATGTGTTTTCACCACTTAACAATTCATTTGCAATATCTGAAATTTTACCATTAAATCCTTTGGAGATTTTTACATTTAAATCATTAATGGCTTCAACCGAAATAAAATGCAACTGATAAACAGTATTACGTTCTGCTACTTCCTGACGATCTGACATTTTATAAATGTAGAACCTTCCTTTAATAACTCCATTATCAGGATATTTTATATCAAAAGAAGGTGTAAATATGCTAATGTTCACAACTTCCTCACCAACGAAAGGAAAGTTACTTGCAAAATCTGAAGACTCTCTAAAAATTAAAGATCCAGTAATAAATGGCGCAAACATATCCTCATAAATCTGGATAGTCAACAACTGATTCTTTACATTGAATGCAGAGTTATTTACCAAAGATTTTATGGTAATTTCGCCGACATTAACATCACCAGCAAATCTTAAATCATTAGAAGATGTATTAGCCATTTGGATTCATTAATGTTTTAAATTCATTAGATATTTGTTGAATAAGAGATTTTGAAATTATTTTTATTCTTCGTTTCGATTCATTGATACGACCTTCATGTGTTATATTATCTATTGGTATTGCTGAAGGATAATCAGAATTTACTACGTTAAACTCTGGATCTTCGTAATGATGTATGGAAGTTGTATCTCCATATTTGTCAATACAGTATTGAACCAATCTATCGTAAGTCATTGGCCAATCTGCCAAATAATCAAAACGCTGATTTACTATCATTAGAACCCAATGATATTCAGAAGTTTCATAAACTTTATTTGAAACTATTTCTGGAGATTCTCCATCAACGATATCGTATTCATCATATAAAGTTATATTTTCCAATACAGATTTTATAATTCTTACATTTGCAGTTATATCTCGAACAACAACTACTTTATCACTTCCTCCAATAGGGAAGTTATACAACATTTGTGGGAAGTTATTAAAATAAGCCATTAGAAATTACTCTGTATAGTTTCTTTTGTCAAGATAGCCAATTCAACGAACTGTAGTTGAACATTAATTTGTGTAGGCATGCCATCGTCAAAAGTGTTAAATGCACCATTTGGTGTATAATTGATTGACATATTTTTTAATACGCAAGAAGGATGTCTATGTATATTCAGATTTTCTTTACCACCTTGATAGTAATAAATGTCAAACTCTGAAGGATACAAAAATATGAAATTATTTGCATCTTTATATTCAGGATGCATATGAAGTTTAAACATATAAATTATGTTTCTAACTGCTTGTGCTTCTTCAGGACTTCTTGGTGAGAATGTGTAATCAAATGTAAACTCACGAAAATTTACACTTTTAAATATTTGTTCTTTCTTTGGATTTGCGGCAAGTCCAGTTGCTGCAGAAAGAGCACCAGCCATTCCTGGAGTTTTAGATAACGCAATACTTTGAGCAATAGTACCAAGAGTTTCTTTAACACGTGGATCGTTATCTACATCTTTGTGAGTTCCAGATGCAATTGCTTTAGCAATTTCACGATTAGATACTGCTGCTGCTTGAAACGCAAAAGTTTCATCTGTTTGCCATTCCATACTATAATTGATATTAAGCTGGTTAGGTATATGTAAAGCGATGGCATGGTCAAGACGTTTATTCTGTCTTCCTGCTTGTGTACCTAATTGACTTTCATTATCTGTAGCAACACCAGTTGCTGCGATTCCTGCAACACCACCAAGAAGAGCACCTTTAAGAGCACCTCGGATAGCGTTGCCACTAAATATGCCACCAGCCACTGCACCAGTAAAAGCACCTGCAGTTCCAGATGCTTCAATAAGTTGTTTATTACTTAAATTTAATCCAACCAAATCACTTTGTATTCTTGGTGATATATTACCATTAATAGTTGTTACAGTATTGCCTTTAAGTAGTTTAGAATCCTGCGCTATGTTAATATAAAATATAACATAATTTCCACCATATTCAGTATCATTTTTGAACAAGTCAATCGGATATTGTGTGTGGGTTACATTATATGTGTTTTGACTAAAGGTATCTTTGGGCATACCAAGATTACTTGGCGATGTATTGGTGTCTAGTGCCATTTTGCTCTCTAATAGTTGGCTATCGATTATTTAGGCTACAAGCTAAATATAAATGAGGTTATTTATTCCCATTACTATTTATGTTCCATAAAAGACGTTTCGTTCCGATGTTCCCAGAAAAATACTCTGGCGATCCCACATGCATAATTATGCGAAGTTCTTGGGAAACTAGGTTTGCTTCTTGGTGTGATAAAAATCCAGCTGTGGTTAAGTGGTTATCTGAAGAAACTGTAATTCCATACAGATGTCCAACTGATAATAAAATTCATCGTTATTTTGTAGATTTTCAGATTCAAATAAGAAACAAAGATGGATTGCTCCGAACATATTTAGTTGAAGTTAAACCATCTGCTCAAACAATTCCTCCAGTTTATCCTGGGAAAAGAACCCAAAGATACCTAAATGAATCCCTTGTTTTTATTAAAAATCAGGCAAAATGGAAAGCTGCAACTGAATATGCAAAAGATAGAGGATGGGAATTTAAGATCATAACAGAGCATGAACTTGGCATTAAGTGACCTAAATAACTAATATGGCTACAACACCTAAAACTCCGAGTATGCATGATGTATTTGAGCGTAATAAATACGACCTCAAATCTTCTCTGAAAAAATCAAAGTCATGGTATACTCAACAAGTACTGCTTCTTTCGAAGCAGAGGATAACGCCACAAAAATTAATGCGTGAAAATACGGAAGATTTAAGAGCACGTATTATCCCTGGAAATTTGTATATGTTTATATACGATCCAAAATTGAAGGCAACTCTTCCATACTATGATACGTTTCCTTTAGTATTTCCGTATGCTACAGTTCCTGGTGGTGGTTTTATGGGATTGAATATGCATTATCTTCCATATCCATTACGTATTCGCCTTTTAGATCGTTTATTAGTTTTCAAAAATAATGACAAAATGGATGGAACGACCAGAATCAAATATTCATGGTCATTGATCGCAGGAGTCTCCAAATATAAAATGGCAGAACCTTGCATTAAACATTATCTATTACCGCATGTAAAAACAGCTTTTAAGAAAGTCGATGTTAATGATTGGGCAACAGCAATGATGCTTCCTGTTGAAAGATTTGTAAAAGCACCAAAAGAACAAGTATGGAAAGACTCACAGGCTAACCTATGAAAATAACAGATTTCGTTGCAGAAGTTCAGAACAGTAATGGATTAGCCAGATCTAATCGTTACACAATTGAAATACCATTTCCATTGGTAATGAGAAACACAAGTAATTATAGTGACAATGATTTTAGAAAAATGCATCTATTCTGCGAGTCTGCGCAGATTCCTGGATTGAACATTAATACAACTCAAATAAGAACCTTTGGTGAAGTTCGAGAAATGCCTTATGAGTTTAATTATGACCCAGTTCAATTTAGTTTTTATGTAGATGGAGACATGGTAATAAAAGGTCTTTTCGATGAGTGGATTAAAAATATTCAAATCGGAAAAACCAGAAATTTCCAATATTACAATTATTATATTAGTGACCAAATAAAAATAAATATTGAAAATATGCAAGATGAAGAGATTCATACTGTTACACTATATGAAGCATATCCAAAATCAATTAGTTCTATTCAAGTTGGATATGACCAAAAAGATGTTATGAAAATGACAGTTAATTTAATGTATAAGTACTGGACTTCTGATACATCAGTTAGACTTCCACAGTCTACAAATTCTACTTATACAATTACTTCATCTCAAGATCAGTTCCTGCCTGAAGTTCAGAATGTGACGACAGCAATAACTCTCGGAACACAAGTTGGTGGATTGATTGCGGGTGAGGTAACGAATTATGGTTATGGTAATCCAATGGGTGACACCTCTGGCTTTGGTGGATTCTGGTAAAACAATAATTATAAAGGAAGTATTATGGCAGAAGAAATGAGCGCAAGCGAAAAGAAAAAAGAAGATTGGATGAACAGTAAGTGGCGTCCAATGATGGGTTGGATGTATATG